ATCTCATACACAGTCGAGGCTACAAGATTAAAAGTTGCCGCACTGAAGTACCTTGTTAGTGTAACCCTCTGGTCACGTTCACGTCTTGTTACTCCGTAATTTCCTCCACCATACGCAGAGGTAGTGTAATCAGCCATGATTTACCTCCTTATGTCCCAGAGACATTGGTTCGTGCTAATGCAACCATCACGGAACCGTAGTCTAAGGAATTGAAATTGGGTTTACCGGCTATGCCAGTCATTCTCCACGCATAGTAAAGCTCTTCCTCGTAGTCTTCGGTGTCTTCGACCAACGAGGGTCTTTCACCCCATGCCCAACAAAGTGCCTGGGCACCTAACACATGACACTTGGCGTACGGAATAGCGCCCGTACCTGCATCAGTTCCGGTTGTGATGTTCTCATACTCGTGAATGACATTGTTATCCCAAATATAAGAAGCTCCCCTGAATATCGGGTTGTCATTACCTCTTGCCTGTGCCTCTCGCCATGCCTGGAATACCGTTGAGTCCTGCTTCCAGTCATAAAGAACGTCAGGATGAACAACCCATACAAGGTAGGGTTTTCCATCGACATAGATCGGTCTTATCGGAACTCTTGCCCGACCACCACCAGTCTTACACCACGCACCGATAAACGACACCATCGCTGGAGTCAGTTTACCATCCGCAGCCGTAAGAGCGGCTTTAGCGGTTGCCCACGTATCTGTCCCCTGTACGCCAGAAGACGTTTTGTAGAAAATCTTTGAATAGGTACTAACATCCAAAGCATTGATTGAAAGAACGTCAAGTTTCTCAATACCCCAGTTGAGTAGTGCGGCACGACCGTGGGGGGCCATTGCAAACGCCGCCCTGTGCCAGTCAATCGGAGTACCCGCTGATACAGCCTGTCTGTACCTTTCAAGTTCCAGACTGAAGTTGTACCAGGTTAATGCAACTTCCTTACCTTTAAGGGTCTGCCCGGAAGTTACCCCTGGATGTGTCGTGGGGCTTATCCTTGGAATTAACCCGAAGGTAATTTTGTCGCCTTCTCGTGTTTTGGTTTTACCCTTCGACTCAAGTTTCGTTACAACATGAAGTATGTCATTCGGAGTTGAATCAAAAGGCATCCCTTTGAGAAGATTCTGTACCGAATATCCGGCAAATCTCCCCATGAAAAACGATTCTACCATTGTGTCACGAAAGAGTTTTTCCTCCCATTGTTCCTTTCGCAGCGCATCGGTAGTCGCTATCGTTGTGTTAGCCATAATAGTCTCCTATTGTTACTGAAGTGCCGCGTTCAGTTCCTCATTGGTCATCTGCGTAACAAGTTTGTCACCATAAGGGGTTTCCATTGCCGCACCAGCAGTTTTGCCGGTTAACGGTTTTTGCTTTGAGGCTTTTTCAATCTTATTAGCAAGCTCTTCAGGTTTAGTCTTTAGTCTTTCGTTTTCCGTTTTGAGTTGCTCAAGTTCACTCTTTACAGTCTTCAACTGAATTGCAAGAGCAGCTCTCTTATTTAAAAGAAAGAGGGAAGTGTGATCAAGAACATAGGGATTAACCTTAAAACCTTCAATAGACGCTTCTGGAACCCCGTCTTCTTTGAGCATTGCCGCCATATCGCCAATGGTGTTCTCAAAGTCGGGAACGTGCCCCAGGATAGCAGTTCTGTTGGCTGTCTCTTGCTGCATCAATGTTGATTCACGCGCAAGATTATCGGTTTCAACTTTCTTTTTATTGTAGTCATCTAACGCTTTCTGCCCCTCAACGGGATCGTCAATGAATACGTCCCTTATCCTTTCAAGTTCTGCTCTTTCCTCTTCGGGACTCTTCTTTCGTAAAAGTCCAACTTCTGTGCCGAATCGAGCAATCAGTTTGTCCTGATTATCTGCCCGGCGCTTTAGAGTTTCACGTTCAGCTACAACGGCATCGAGGTCTTCCTGAGTGATTACCTTCGGTGTTTCTTCTTCAACTTCCTCGGTAACCTCCTCAACGATTTGTTCTTCTGCCGGTTTGTCTTCTTGTATTTCTTCACCAGGTATCTCGTTTAGAGATTGGTCAAGTTCTTCCGTCGACAATGCTGTTGTTTCGCTAAAACCTTCTTCCATTTTAATCCTCCGAGGCTCAATCGTGTCCTCTCTTTATTTCAACAGGCGCTTGATGTCCTGATGATTACATCATTCCCTGTTCGCCCTTGCCTTGCTGTGCGATTAGGGATTTCTGAATTTCGGTATCATATTTCATTTTGTCACGCTTCATGTCCATCTGTGTCTGCTTCTCTATTTCAGCCAATATCTTTTCCTTGTTCGGTATTGGTGCAAACTGGAATAACGCTGTGGGTGGTATCGGTACACCCCTTCCGGCAATTTCTAACAGGAACATGAAGTTACTTAACATAGCAGACGGGGAGGAGGGGCTTTCGGTAGTTATCATGTCATATTTAGTCAGGTCTTGGTTCTGTAAAAGTTCCTCTATTGCCTGTTCTGTAATTAACCTTTCCTGCTGTTTCTCCTGTTGTCTCTGCCCCTGCTGTTGTCCCTGATTCCGTCCCTGAACCATTGGTTCTGCTTCTGCCTCTGCCTGCATTTTCTGTCGTGCTTGGGGAGTGTCAATGGTTGCCCCCCCTATCGTTACGGGTTCTCGCATATTCTGATTGAGAACTATGCGCTTCAATCTCTCAGGTGTGTATAGCTTCTGAATCAGCGCAACTATAATCTTACCGAGTTTCTGTTTTGCAAACGAAAGGTTGTCAAATAAAAAGTCGTTACCCAATAACTGCTGTACTATCTTCTGTCTGATGGCTATTCCTGATTGCTGATCGCCCCCCATACCCATCATCTCAAGGTTGACGTTCATTATTTCACGCATATCCCGACTCAATAATTCTATTGCACCAACTATTTCATTTGGGAATTTAACACCTTCAACTTTCTCTGGGGGTCTCTTAGAGTCTCGAAGTTTTTGTGTGAACCCTGGTGCAGATGCGTTTTTCTTAAAGTTGGCTTCCTCTTGACGGTTGGGGAATGTCTCATCGTCATAAAACCAACCGTAAGCTGACATCTTGTTTAAAATATCCACAAACTGCGAATATGCCTTGTTTATAAGTTTCTGAATGTCCTTAACAGCTTGAATCTTTCCCCAGAATTTGTTTTTGCGTTTCTTCGCATAGAGGGGAATAATGTGAAAATCGTTATATGCAAGTTCGGGATAGTAATCTTCAAGAAGCACCTGCGAAATAACCTTGGTTACACGCATATCAAAATCGGTTCTTGGTATTGATCTGAATCCTGCCATCCCAGTAACCATACTGATGTCTCTTTCCGCCCACCCATCTGCGTTAAAAACGAAACCGTCATTTGCATTTATAAGTAGATTGGCAGTTCTGTAAATCTTGCGCCAACATTCTAACTGCTTGTATTGTTTATTGGTTTTATCAACAAGACTGCCACCTGCGCTTATTTCACTTTTACCATGTGAAGTATCCCAATCCTCTGATTTTGTCCTGGTGGCATGTTCTATACTCATGACCTCTGGTTTGAGGTGCTTGGTCTTTTCGGGGTACATCTCCTTCAATTTAATTAAGGGAAACCATTTTGTCTTAATAACGTAATCGCAATCGCTTAAATCTTCTTTCTCGTGAGGACCGAAATGACATTCATCCCACGGAAATTTCTCAATAACTATCTGTCCGTTAATATCTGCCGGTGGATCGTAATCATCATAGATATTAAATAATCCCCTCCCAACTATGCCAGCATCTTCAAAAACCTTTGTTTCTTCACGCGGGAAATAGCATTGCTCAGTAATGTTCTTGACGACTATGTTTAAAATGTCCGCAACTTTCTGGTCGCCCTCTTCGGTGGGTAAAAACCTGAACTCTGTCCTGTTCTGCCGTTGATAACCCGAAAGATTATCCATCTTTTCTTCGAGTTTGTTTATTGTCAGGGCGGCTCTGTCTTTCCCCTCTAATGTCTTTTTTTCTTCCGGGTCCCATTGTTTGTGTTGGTACATGGACTCACATTCGTGAGCGTCTTCAATCGAGGATTCTTCGTTTTTCTTAGCCTGTTCGTATAGAGATATAATGTCTTTGACTATATCGGGTTCTTTTTCACGTTTCTGTGTGGATTGGGTAACGTATTCGGTTAATTCATGTGTGTGGTCTTCATAGGGAATGATATTCCATGAGGGTTGTGTCGCCTCTGCAATTTTCATGCCAACACTGGGGGAATCCGGGGAAGTATCGTATTGTTCGGGAGTTCCCGGCATGTATTGAATTTCGTGAGAGTGCCCCCGGCTTTCAGACACCATCCCGTCCTGTTCACGCAGGTAAACTATATGATAATGACCCTTGCCCGTACCATCTTTTGTCGTTTTTAGTAACATCACCACTCCCTAATGGAAACTCATGCTAACCTCTTAATATAAATCTGTGATATAAAGCGTTCCCGTTTCGGTTGCGTCAGCCGCTATTACAGCTACATATTGATACCCTCTGGTTGTAAAGGTTTCCACTACGCCCGAAGGTAAAAACAGGCTACTCGCACTTACAGCCACCGCACCGCTACTCGCACTTATGTCAACAAAGCAATCCACAGTAGAGTAAAGTCTTACCACTTGCCCGACAAGCACAAGTGAAGCTGTCGCTGATGCAGTATCCGCCGTCATTGACTGCGAACTATACGGGTGCAACTGGTTTTGTACTGAAACGCCACCACCGGTTTTGGGCAAATTTATTGTTAATTCCGCCCCTGCAACACCCCACAAAAAGAGTACCGCAATCAAACCAATAAAAATTTTACGCATTTTTGCCTCCTATGCAGTCATCCACGAACTTTCTTTTGGTTTTTCCTTAACATCCCAATCATAATCATCCTCATGCTGGGGTCTAAACATTGCATCGTTCACATAATAACTTAAACACAGGGCATCACCTTCATCCGGTGAACCAATTCCCCTGCTTTTCATTTTTTCCTTGCTTTCAACCTTAACCCTTCCGTTACTATCAACAGAATATTTTACAGATCCT